TCTTTATTTTGATTTATCATTATTCCAAAAAGCATCCCAATGATCTTCATAGTTTAGCTTTTTTGTTTTTGTTTCTTCTTCCTCAAGTTGACGATGGTAAAAATGATCATCATCTTCTTTCTTCTTTTCTTCTTCTTCACTCATGTGGCCTCCTCTTCTACTGGAAAGAAATTATTAAGTTCACCCATATATTTAATAAGTGTGTTCCAATTAGTATGATTCATTCCTTCTTTCCACTCTTGTTGATATTTACGAGCAATATTCTGGAATAATTCTTGATTGGCAGGAAAAGTATGAGCGAAATTAGTTAATACTTCAGTATTTTCTTGAGTACATTCGTATTTTATATCATTAAGATTATTGATAATTCTATCATGTATCACTTTATCTTTACAAAACGCAAATGATTCATCTAATTTAGTTTGTGCAAACTCCAAGATCTTATCACTATCTTCTGCAGATATAGGAGTAGGTATATCCAATACTATAGGCTTAATTGCATCTGCAATAGCTTCTACAGAAGGTTCTTCCTTTAAAGATTCTTCAAGTTGCTTTGAACCTCCTTTTGGATTAATGTTCCTACTCTGGTTGGGAATACCATCTTTACCAGCCTGTGCCATCTCATCACCAGTATATAAACCGGATAACTGTGAAGGAAAGGCTTTTCTTAATGCCAATGCTTCAGCACACTTACCTAACATAGTATGTGGCATCTTATCCCACATGAAACCTTGAGATTTACCGGGATAGTATTCTGACCATCTTGCACTTGCAGTAAACTTACCCTCAACGCCTTGTACTATTTTACCTACTGTAACAGTAGCTTTAACTGGATTGTTGCCAATTTCTTCAAATACTGGCTCCTCACTACTGATATACTGACCTGTCCTGTCTGCAATAGACCTGAATCCATCAATAGCAGTCTGGATAGTCATTTTTCCACTTCTCTTAATGAAGTAGATTTGTTTTGATAATGGATCAAGACCTGATTTATCTGCAACATGCAGGAATAGTTTTAATTCATCATCCGTTGCACCAACTGCAATCTGACTCTTAATTAAGTCAACTTGGTCTGGTGTTATGTTTTCATATTTCATTACTTCTTTTGCCATTTTGCCTCTATGTAATTGATTATTAAAAAGGAACAGTTTAAGAGCATCGTAAGGTATTTGCCGCTATCTTCTGAGCGGCACTCTTCAATGTAACCATTTATTGATTTAACCGCATGTATGATTGAAATTCAATGCATTGATCATCGAATGGAGAAAGATAAAGGAACTCAATCACGGTCTTTACTCTTAAACTGCTATAATTATTTAGGTAATATCAGTCTAGTTGACTGTTTTGAATATACATGTTTTTCGTATTTCTCTGGATGGTCTACTTTCAATCTCTTTTCATCTAAGACTGTACAGTATTCCTCATACAATTCAGGATCAGTTTTCATAAATCCCTTTTCCTGAAATGCTTTTAATTCAACTCTGCTAAGTGTTACTTTACCTAGATTAGAGTTAATTCCATCAAAATGTTCAATATAGTTTTTAATTTGGAACTTTTCTTCTTTTTCTTCCAAATCTAAAGTTTTCTTTTTAGCCTTTATCCTAATTAAATTAGCTATACGCTTTTCTATATCAGGAGTTGCAGACTTAAATTTACCATTCTTCTTGAAATACTTATGTATGAGATCATTCTCATCTTGAGGTGGTGGTGGAACTTTATTTAATACAAAATCCCAAAACCTAGTTACTTTAGCTATATATGCGTCTATTAAAGATTGCTTTCTCTCTAATCTAAAATGCAATATATCAGGATCAAAATATGCAAAGAAATCAACTCCTTCCATTTCTGGTTGAATTGCCAATGCATGTACTCCCTGTGCTAAGTAATATTGTGGAACTGAATCTGTCCCGGGTTCGCCCCAAAATTCTCTCATATGGATCGAAGGAGACTTTACTTCAGCTACCCTGTGGGTTCCTACTACTGTCCCATCATTGTGACAGAATAGAAAAGGGTGTTCTTTAGAGATGTGAGTGGTATTATCTTTCCTGATTGTGATGCCTAAGTCTTCCTTAACCCATTTTATAATTTCGGGTTCTAACCGGACTCCCCTCTTAACTGCTGGCTTATCCGATATATCTTCTGATACTCTAGCACCTGTTTTTTCTAAATATAATTGATATGGACTCTTCCAAGGATTGACACCTATTGCCGTTCCTGCATCCGAGCCTCCTATTCCTTTTTTCCTTTCAATTAAATCATTTACTGCGAAGTTTTTAGCAAGTTCTTCCATTTTAACCCTTTCCCGGCTTAGCCGATGAGTTTACGCAATTCGTCTTTCCTTGCTTCTATAGCTAGATAAACTGCGGTTATTATTTTATTGTTCTGGCGATTACCGCCAACAACCATATAAACATATTGTCTGGTATAACCCAAATCAATTGCTATCTGGTTTAACTTGACCTTGAATTCTTTACATTGATCTTTAAGATTCATAGACTCCTTTATTATAGTTTACAAAGGTAACAGGTCAAGTTTATTCCTTTTTATTTTTAAAGTCAATAGCAAATTGGAAAAAGTTTTTATGTTGAACCAATGCCTTTATTGCTATATCTACAACGTCTAGTTTACTTACTCTAACGCCTGTTAATTCATATTGTTCTTTACAATAATTATCTAGTATTTTCTTAGTAGAATTCTTAACTTGGAATGTACCATAATGTTCTTTTGCATATTTATTTGAAATACTTAATTTTGGTCTTCCTTGTTTCTTCATATTACCTTTATTGATTAATTATTAAGTTATCCTGCGGTTATTACCCAAGTTCCCATAACTGGTTTCTTGGTATTAACTGCTTTCTTTATTAGATG